GCTGGGTTGTCCGGTAGGTTGCCCTGAAGGAATCCCACTTGGTTGTCCGGTAGGCTGCCCGGTAGGAAGTGAGCTGGGTTGTCCGGTAGGTTGCCCTGACGGAATACTGCTGGGTTGACCTGTAGGTTGCCCTGACGGAATACTGCTAGGTTGTCCGGTAGGTTGCCCTGAAGGAATCCCACTTGGTTGTCCGGTAGGCTGCCCTGAAGGAATACTGCTGGGTTGACCGGTAGGTTGCCCTGAAGGAATACTGCTGGGTTGACCGGTAGGCTGCCCGGTAGGAAGTGAGCTGGGTTGACCTGTAGGTTGCCCTGAAGGAATACTGCTTGGTTGTCCGGTAGGCTGTCCTGAAGGAATACTGCTGGGTTGACCGGTAGGTTGCCCTGAAGGAATACTGCTTGGTTGTCCGGTAGGAATCCCACTTGGTTGTCCTGTAGGCTGCCCTGACGGAATACTGCTAGGTTGTCCGGTAGGTTGCCCTGAAGGAATCCCACTTGGTTGTCCGGTAGGCTGCCCGGTAGGAAGTGAGCTTGGTTGTCCGGTAGGTTGTCCTGAAGGAATACTGCTTGGTTGTCCTGAAGGAATACTGCTCGGTTGTCCTGTAGGTTGTCCTGAAGGAATACTGCTCGGTTGTCCTGTAGGTTGCCCTGAAGGAATACTGCTAGGTTGTCCGGTAGGTTGCCCTGAAGGAATACTGCTAGGTTGTCCGGTAGGCTGCCCGGTAGGAAGTGAGCTTGGTTGTCCGGTAGGTTGTCCTGAAGGAATACTGCTTGGTTGTCCGGTAGGTTGTCCTGAAGGAATACTGCTCGGTTGTCCTGTAGGTTGCCCTGACGGAATACTGCTAGGTTGTCCGGTAGGTTGCCCTGAAGGAATACTGCTAGGTTGTCCTGTAGGCTGCCCTGACGGAATACTGCTAGGTTGTCCGGTAGGCTGCCCGGTAGGAAGTGAGCTTGGTTGTCCGGTAGGTTGTCCTGAAGGAATACTGCTGGGTTGTCCTGTAGGTTGCCCTGACGGAATACTGCTAGGTTGTCCGGTAGGTTGCCCTGAAGGAATACTGCTAGGTTGTCCGGTAGGTTGCCCTGAAGGAATACTGCTTGGTTGTCCGGTAGGAATCCCGCTTGGTTGTCCCGTAGGCTGCCCTGACGGAATACTACTAGGTTGTCCGGTAGGTTGCCCCGAAGGAATCCCACTTGGTTGTCCGGTAGGCTGCCCCGAAGGAATCCCACTTGGTTGTCCGGTAGGCTGCCCCGAAGGAACCCCACTTGGTTGTCCGGTAGGTTGTCCGGTAGGTTGTCCGGTAGGAGGTGGTAGGTGTCTCCACCAGGTTACAGTATCAATAGTAGAAGCCCCTGATATAACATCTATATTGTTATCTCCATCTACATCTATAGCAAATATAGTAGATACTCCAGTATCGATTGTTGTAATTGTGTATTCTGTAAAACTCTCCGAACCATTGTTTTCCCACCAAGAAACAGTATTATCAGTAAATGTAGATGAAATAATATCAATATCACCATCATTATCCATATCTATAGCTATTATATCTGATACGCCCCCAGCACTACTGGTAATTACATGCTCGGTAAAACTCTCTGAACCATTGTTCTCCCACCAAGAAACAGTGTTATCAAGTTTAGACGCAGTTACTATATCCATGTCTCCATCACCATCCATATCTATCGCGATTATTTTTGTAGCACCATCAGCTGTACTCGAAAGTACATGCTCGGTAAAACTCTCTGAACCATTGTTCTCCCACCATGAAAAAGTATCATCTAGGTAAGCGGCAGTTAATATATCCATATCTCCATCCCCATCTATATCTTCTGCTGATACAAACCGAACACCAGCAGCACTACTTGTAATTACATGTTCTGTAAAACTCTCTGAACCATTGTTTTCCCACCAAGAAACAGTGTCATCGCGATTAGACGCTACTAATACATCTATATCTCCGTCATCATCTATGTCTGTTGCAAATACTGACCGAGCTTGATCCGCATTACTGGTAATTACATGTTCTGTAAAACTCTCTGAACCATTGTTTTCCCACCAAGAAACAGTGTCATCACGATTAGACGCTACCAATACATCTATATCTCCGTCATCATCTATATCTATAGCAAATACCGACCTTACTTGGTCCGCATTACTGGTAATTACATGTTCTGTAAAACTCTCTGAACCATTGTTTTCCCACCAAGAAACAGTGTCATCGCGATTCGAACCAATTAATATATCCATATCTCCATCACCATCCATATCTATAGCAAATACTGACCTAACATCATCAGCTGACGTTGTTACAATGTTCTCTGAATCGGTTGTAAAATGTGTTGATGTTAGTAATTTTCTTCTGTTATAATCCGCCTCTATTTCAATTGATTTATATAATAAGAGTAAAATGGGTATTACATAATGTAATATCATTGATATAATATAACACATATTTTTATATTATACAAGTAAGTTATGTTTTTACACGCTCCCACCTTTTAATATGTTTTTTTTTGTCTTTACTTCTTTTAACATATACCCATCTGTTGTTTTTCTACGAACAAGCATTGTATTGTCGAACATATCGTCAATGGAAAGATCATTATCATAATTATGGATAGTATCGTGACATTTTTCACAAACTGACATTAAATTTGCAGGATGGTTTTTATGAAAACTTCCAATAAACCCATTCTTATCTGCATCTTTCTGGTGATTTATATGATGAATTTCGTCACCCAGTTTTTCGTTACACATTTCGCATTTACCGCGTATTTTTTTACTATTGTATCTAGTTTTATCATTGGACAATTCGCCGCGAGTATTTGGATAATATTTGTTTCTTATTTTGTAAGCTTCTTCCATAAATTCTTCTTCCAAATATAATGATTTACATACCTCAAGTCCATATGTTCTAGGTCCCGAACCTTCACGTAATGTACGGTCATATATTAGCTGGTCCGCTTCTCTGTCAAACGTGACTGACATATGATATGAATGTAAATTAGTTAAAGCACGAATTTCTTCAAAGTCTACTATTTCATGAAAATGAGTAGCAAAAATAAAAGAAGACTTGTTTTTATGTAATTTATTGAGTCCAGCTACAAATATACTCAAAGCTGATTCCATTTCGGTACCAGAGCATAATTCATCTCCTAAAACTAGACTGTCTTTATCTGCCATTTTCATTATTACCCGCAGTTCAGACATCTCAACCGCAAATGTAGATAGCCCTTTGAAAATATTGTCGTTACCCAAAATACGCGAAAATATTGCGGTATATGGCTTATACTTAAATGAACTACATGGAACATATATACCCGACTGAGCCATAATAACGGAGATTCCAAGAGCGCGTATTAAACTGGTTTTACCTACTGCGTTCGTGCCATATAATAATATTCCATCTTTACGTTCTTTCTTATTTTCATGTTTCATATTACCTATGCTAATATCATTCGTAACATATAGTTCATTTTGTTGTATATGCTCTATTAAACAATGACGTAAATCCATCGCGGTTACGTAAGATTTTTCTGCTTTATCATTGATTTCCGGTTTACAATAATTATACGTTCTTGCTACAAATGCTTTACATATGATGACGTCTAATTTCGAAATATATCCGGATAAACATTCTAACTGTTCGAAATGTTCGTAAGAAAATGAAGTGATTGTCTGTAAATACACTTTAGAAATAGTAGTATTAATCTTTTCCTTTGTATCAAAAATACACCGGATTATAGCTGTCAACTTAGAGAACTCGATATTCATATTACTTGAAGATGCCTTTGAGAAACAAATTTGACTCGATTTGACGACAATTTTATTAATATTATTATTGTTTTCCTTCTCGTATGTTTCCATATGAGTTTTCAATAATTGAGAGCGTTTATTAGTTATCTGTAAGAACGTTCCGCTTTTTTCAGTTTCGTGGATTCTTATATAATCGGTATCGCTATTTTTTTCATATTTCTTCATAATCATATTCAAATAGTTTAAAATGTCAGTGAAATCCTGTTGTGATTTATTATAGGTTTCAATTAGTTCATCCAATTCACTTGAAATGCCCGGCTGAATAATATTTTGTGGAAAAGTAGTCATAGATGATATATTTTTGCATTCGTCTAATACAAAGTGAGTTTTTAAAAATTGAGTAACTGCTTGTGTTTCTTGTTCTATATATAGGTTTGGTTCTATTCCCGAATGAAGACCCACAATATCTTTCGTCAAATAATGACACATATCAGGCAACTCCCATAGACATATATTTAATTGTTGTATTGTTATAATTCCGTAATATAGTTTATAAATGGAAGAAGGGTATATCTTTTTTACTATTAATTGACGACACATTTTTTCCATATCATGAATTTGTTTCAGTCGTCCACGAAAATGTTCTACCAATGCATAATTATCTTCCATTAAAAGAAGTTCGGTCATCATATACTCCATATTCAACCATTCACTATCAAATACTGGATTAGTCAAGTTATATTGGAATTTACGCTTACCCATAGGGGTACAACATTTATTCAATAATGTTAACACTGAAGATAGTTTTCCATACTGCTTACTTTCCATAATATTATCGTCAATTATATTTAACTGCTTTAATGTATGGTTCGCCAAAACCATTCTGTCAGAGGTATTATTAAATTCAGGTATAGATATCTTTCTCACCAATTCACTATTGTGTTCTTGGATAAAGTCTAGTAAATAACAAAATGATTGTGTTGCTATCGTATCTGTTTGAAATTCAATACATAAGTCATACGTATCTTCCTTAAAAAACGTACTCAACAGTTGTTTAATATATCTCTGTTCGCTACACCGTGATACCTTTAAGTTCATGTTTTCACCATTACATACACGATGAATGCTACTAGAATTAATACCCGAATATTGAATTATTTTATTTAAATCTTCATCCTCAAAAGGGGTTATCATAATAATTTCACTTGGTGAGTAAACTGAGATGTATCTTTCTAATTCATCAAAGGTTGTTGTATTCATATAAAAGGTTGTTTCATATTGAAAAATATACGATTTTCCTGTAAAAATATTAATGACTGAGATACCATAAACAATGGTATCACGTATATTAGTTGCGGTTTTACCCTTTCGTTTTACGGGTTTATATGTTTCCATCCAGATACACATTATATTGTTAGTCATGATTGGAGAACTATCTGTTTCACAAGAAATTAACGTACCCGGTGAATATACCTTATCTAACACACGAGTTACTACTTTTCCCTCTTTCTCCTGAATGTAGACTGGAATCGTATACCCATATTCAGTTAGACGAGATATATATTTATCTACCGTATAATCGCGAAATCCAGCCATTAAAACGTTGCCGTTATTATATGTTATTTTTTTCTCTGAAATATTCAATTGACATAGTTCAGCTACTTCAGATATATTACTCCCATTAATTTCATTGTCGCCAGTTTTAATACCATATATTTCAAAAAAAGCTCCAACTTGCAATAATACGACCATTTTCTTACCATACTCTTGACGATACTTGTCGGTTAATGTGAAATATTCGGTATATATACTAACATTACTTGTTGATTCTGCCTTCATACTTACTACGATGTTCTCATGGGTTATGTTTATATTTATTTTTTTAATATTTATTTTTTACTATTTATTCTACATAATTGTAAAGCATCATGATTACATCGCGTATGACGTTTAGTAGTACGTACCTACGTCTTCGTCGTCGAATAGCATATCGTAGAAAATACATACGATTTAATAGATAATCCAAAGTAGACACTATAGACCTATCCAATGTTGCCATTTTCAGAGCTATTTGTTCTACCATTTCGATTAGTATACCTGGACTACGTCTCAATCGAATATCGTTTGAAAGCATATACAATCCGTATAATATTTCTTTTATTTTGAATATAGTCTCCATATATGTATTTTCTGGGTATTCCGGTTCTGGTTCCGGTTCTGGTTCTGGTTCTGGCTCTGGCTGAGGTTCTGGTTCTGGTTGAGGTTCCGGTTCTGGCTGTGGTTCCGGTTCTGGTTCTGGTTCTGGCTGAGGTTCCGGTTCTGGTTCTGGCTGTGGTTCCGGTTCTGGTAGTGATGTAATGGGAGGTAGTACATTTTCTTGGAACTGTCCTATCATATTTCCGGGAGGTGCTGTATTCTGTGTGACATCGGCAATGCGCGTTTGTGGATTATATGAATACCCCATACCATATGTAGTGCTCGATTTCCAAACTAAACATGTAAAATGTCCGGTTCCAGGAGAATACCCTGGATTATTAAAATTATACAATTTTATCTCGTCATACCACAAGTCTATGCTCTTCTTTATTAATTCCATCATATTATTACCTTGACCTTGAAAATAAGCCAAGTTCTCCCCATACCTTTTATCGTTACTGTGTTGAAATAGATTATTACTCACAAGATAATACGAATATTCCTGTGAAAAAAGTGCAATGGTATCGTCCCATTTCATCGGAGGAGAACCATGACGAGCCCTATATGCATTTATATATTCTGTAATTTCATTTTGTTGGTCTCGAGTTATTGTTGGCTGTTCTATCGACATATTATACAATTTACGTACATTATATCATCCTAAATATTTTTATTTGTATGATTTTTGATACCAAGTATGGTAATGTAAATACAATCATATAAATATAAGTACAGTTTTTACAAATGTAAAATTGATTTCAACGAGTACATTACTACAAAAGTATCAAGATAACAAAATGGAGAACGACGAATACGACTACGAGAACTTTTTAGATATTGACGACAATGATATCTTTATACGGAAATACTCTGATGATAATATACCAATATACAACAAACGATTATCCCCGTCACCGGATTTGATTAAAGAACATGAAGAATATTATCATCAGCCGCTAGTAAAACGACCATATATGGTGTCTGTTTCATATAAAAAGTGCGTATTGTATACACAATTTACAGGAATTATTATTATGGTAATATTATGCGTATTATATTACTACCACCTTATTCATTACTATTGATGTAGTTATATAATAAGGTATCTGGATTATGGTTATGTATTTCCCCGCAGACTAAGGACATACTTTCATACATTTGTCGTAAAACATCATTGGGTGTTATTGACCCTACACGAATTATACCATGTTTAATCAGGTATTTTTTCACGTCTTGTATAGGGGTTTGTTTTAATAGTTGTTTCTTTGTCGAAACTCGGTTTCTTAGAGTTTTATTTGAAACCAATACTGATACTTTGGGTGCAACTGTAGACCGTCCAACCTTGTAGGTTCGTCGCAGCGTTTTTTTCCGCCTGAGTTTTTTAGGTTTGTTATTATTCGCCATCCGACTTAATATATCATTTCTCTGTTTCAATTCACTCATTTTTTTCATACCATCATTAATTCTGTTCTCGATTATACTATTCGTATTAGTTGTATTAGTTGTAGTATGGTTGTTTTCATACACGCTAGATGAAACGGGTTGTGATTGCGTTGATGTGCTATTTGGAATAGTAGGTGGTATATTAGAAACCAAGGGAGAACTACCGCCAATGTGGAGAGTTGGGCGGTTCGTTTGTGTTTTATTCAAATAATTTCGATATGTCGGTAGATTACCATTTTTTAAGCATCCGTACTTTGGTGTCGATACTACTTCCACTATGTCGTTTCTTGGTTGTTGAACGTTAGGTTGCGATTGATGAATATTGTCGGTTGGGTATCTCCGCAAGGTTGTATTTTTGGGAACATTGGTTTCATGTTTCTTTATTAATCTATCCAAATAATCCCGCGACGAAGTATCAAAGTTTCTATTAAATTTATCGATATTGTCTCTATTTGTATTTTGTATAGAAGGTGTCGGTGTTTGTGTAGTGGATTGAAGTGTAGTATTATTATTATGTAATCGTTTATATCGCTCTTCTTGTTGTTTTCTTATCATATTCAATAACGATTGTTTTCGCAAGGTTTGTTGTTTTCGATTAGCTACCGATTTTACCCGTATTTTTTCTTGGGGGGGCTTCTTTGATTGGGATTTTCTTGTCTTATTATTATTATTCGAATATGTGAACTCATTCATGTTGATTGATAGTATTTTATTATCACTCATCTATCTATTATTTCTTGTCGTATAATTATTGTTACGAAAAGAAATATCAAGTCATAACTAATATTCTAATTCCCTAAACATACTTTTTATACGTATAATGACGATATAAATATTTGTTTTTTATGCTCTTTGTTAGACAATAACATTTTCAGTCCCGAATTTAAATCGTCTTTGGTTATTTGTCTCTTTATGTTCTTAGATTTACCATATATACGTCGTCCATGACATATTTTTACATACGTTATTAAAAGTTCTATATCCCTTCCGTAACTGGTCAAATGGTCTTTATTTGCGTGAAACCATTTCTCATTTAAAATGTCGTCATCTATCATTTTCCAATCCTGCGAGTTTATTTTTCGTTCAAATATATGCATTAATTCTTTTGGTGTATACGTATCTATTGTAAACCGCCATATAAAACGTGATTTTAATCCTTGATTTGCTTTGAAAAATGTATTATTCAATTCGTCTTCATATCCTGCTATAATTACCATTAAATCATCTTTATAGTCACTAAGAGACTCACATAATACATCTAAGCATTCTTTTGAAAACGAATCGTTACTGTCATTATTTGCCAATGAATATGCTTCGTCAATAAATAAAACGCCACCTAGACTTTCTTCTATTATTTTCTTCGTTTTGATAGCAGTTTGACCTAAATACCCTGCAATCAAATCATTACGTGTTATTTTTTTAAAGGTATTGTTGTTTAAAAACCCCATCTTTGAATACATTTTTCCTATTATTTTCGCGATTTCGGTTTTACCTGTTCCGGGAGGTCCATAAATAACGGTGTGTTTATAATCTCCACCCGACGCACTCGTATGGAGTCCTTGTATAAAATATAACAACTGGTCCAATATGGACTGTTTCAGTGCTGTTAGTCCTACCATTTCATTTAACATGATAAGTTCTTCTTTAATCTTATGAAGAGATTCCAAATCAATATTATATTCTGTATCTGCTTGGTACTCATATGTGTCAATGATATGTAGTAAATCCTCAATCGCGTTTATTTCTATATCTATAGTTTCTTCGTTCACTTTGGCAGTAACTTGATTAATTGAAATGTCGTGTTTTGGTCCGTCTTGTTCTCTATGGTTCACTGGTTTCATTGAAAATATTGGACTAACGTAAGTATCGCGCGTTATGGGTTTATAATCGCAATCTATGGCTGGTATATTTTGCATATTCAGATTTAAATAATTATACCGTATAGTTTGTCTGAGTACTTCATATTCACCTGTAACAATGCTTTCGTTTTTGGAATAATTATCCAAGAAGGTAATAAAATTCGTATATTTAGTATTTGCCATTACCCAATATAAATCGTAACATCTATATTATTTGTGTCGAACAAAATAAAAAATTGAAACACACACATATGAGTATTATAATGTAATTTCAGTAAAAATGAAGTACGACTTAAAATCAGCAGTATCTTCCCAAAACCCCTTCGGTATGGTCGTTGACAACGACACCCATAAAAATGCTAGTTCAAGCGAAAGCGATAGTATCCAAGCTATCATCGCGGCAGAAAATGACAAAATAAATAAGAAAATCAACGATGTCATCGCAGCAATTACCCCAGACGAAGTCAAATTGTTAGAACATCTTGGAGATTATACGGAAGAACCATATAACCTCATTGAATCTTATTTTGACGGTAAACATTTGGAGCGTCTAGTTAGACATCAATTGGAATCATACAATAATTTTGTGAATTTTCAAATACAAAAAACAATCCAAATGTTTAATCCAGTTGTGATTCGGTCAGAGCATGACTATAATGAAAGTAAAGACAAGTATTTTCTCGAAGTATTCATTAACTTTACAAACTTTAAGTTGTATCCTCCTCAAATTCACGAAAACAACGGTGCGACAAAAACGATGTTACCTCAAGAAGCTAAGTTGCGAAATTTTACATACGCGTCAACCATGACTGTTGATATTAATATCAAATATGTGATACGCAATACAGAAAATATGGATACACCCAAGACGGTTGAAAAGATTATTCCTAAGATTAATATCGGTAAGCTACCGATTATGCTTAAGTCCTCTATTTGTGTTCTGACGCAAAACCCACATATTAGTCATCAACAATCGGGAGAATGCTCTATGGATTGTGGAGGATACTTCATTATTAAGGGTTCAGAAAAAACAGTTCTAGGGCAAGAAAGAGCCGCAGAAAATCGTATATATTGTTTCGACGGCAAGAATACGACAAAATGGAATTATGTTGCCGAAATTAAATCTGTTCCTGATTTTAAATGTATCTCCCCTAAGCAGATTGAGATGATGATTGCGAGTAAGAACAATGGGTTTGGTAACGGTATCTACATTACGATTCCTCGTATTAAACAACCAATTGAACTATTCGCAGTATTTCGTGCTCTTGGAGTTATTACAGACAAGGAAATTTGTAATTATATTTGCCTTGATATTAACGATAGTAATTTACAAGAAATTGTTAGTTTCATTCAAGCTTCCGTGATTGATGGGAATAAATACATGTCACAGGAAGTAGCCATGGAACATATTACTACATACGCAGCATACACCCCTATAAATATGGACCGGGAAACCGGACAACGTAAGAAACAAGAATTCGCAAAAGAAGTGCTAGAAACAGACTTATTTCCTCATTGCCAAACCGTAGACCAGAAAAAATATCTGCTCGGCTATATGGCACAAAAACTCATTAAAACCAGTCTTGGCATTTTTAAAGAAGATGACCGAGATTCATATACAAACAAACGCATTGAACTGACTGGCACTTTGTTGAACAATCTTTTCCGAAATTACTTCAACAAACTAGTAAAAGAAATGCAGAAACAAATCGTTCGTGAAATTAACAATGGTTCTTGGCGTTCCATGGAAGATTACCAAAATATTGTCAATACTACAAACATCTACAAAATTATGAAATCAACTACTATTGAAAATGGAATTAACCGTGCTTTATCTACTGGAGATTTCAGCATTAAACAGTCAAATAGCAGCAAAGTTGGAGTAGCACAAGTTCTAAACAGACTTACCTATGTATCTAGTTTAAGTCATTTGCGTAGAATCAATACTCCCCTAGAAAAGAGTGGCGAATTAATCGCACCTAGAAAGTTACATAATACCACCTGGGGGTTTCTATGTCCGGCAGAAACTCCAGAGGGTCAGTCGATTGGCGTCGTTAAAAATATTAGTTACATGGCACATATTACCATACCTACAAGTAGCGCGGCACTATATCAATATGTAGAACCACACATCACATCGGTCAACAATAGCAATCCAAAAGATATGCATGGCAAAGTCAAAGTATTCATTAATGGTTGTTGGGTTGGAACCGCACATAACCCAATCGAGTTGTATAACGACATGAAAGAAAAGAAATACAAAGGTATCATTAATATTTATACTTCGATCATCTTTAATTACAATACCCTGGAAATTCGTATATGTAATGATAGTGGTAGACTCACGCGCCCAGTTCTGCGAGTCAAAAACAACCGTGCTATTATCACTACTGACATTATTAATAAGCTATCTTCCAAAGAATTGTCTTGGAATGACCTGCTAACGAATTGTAAACTGGATGAATCTGTAATTGAGTACATTGACCCCGAAGAGCAAAACTTCTCTATGATTGCGATGAAGAGTAAAAACAGCTACTTACAAGACATCAATGCCTATTTCCAATATACTCACTGTGAAATTCACCCCAGCACTATATTTGGAGTGTTGGCGTCATGTGTTCCATATCCGGAACATAACCAAGCTCCCAGAAATACTTACCAATGTGCCATGGGAAAACAGGCTATGGGCGTATATGCTACCAATTACGACCAGCGTATGGATAAAACCGCCTATGTGTTGAATTATCCTACACGTCCATTAGTAGACACGCGTCTTATGAATTTTATCCACCTGAATCAAATCCCCTCTGGAACACAAATTCATGTAGCAATTATGACTCATACTGGATATAATCAAGAAGATAGTGTATTAATTAATAAGGGGTCTCTTGATAGAGGATTGTTCTTGGCTACAATTTACCACACAGAAAAAGATGAGGACAAAAATATCATACGTGACGAAATTATTCGCGGACAACCCGACCCTACCAAAACCAAAGGTATTAAGTTCGGCAATTATAGCAAATTAAATGCGAACGGATTTATTCCTGAAAATGAATTGGTTGAAAATAGGGACGTTATTATCGCTAAAACCGTGCCGATTAAAGAAAACCGAAACGACCCTATGAAAACAATCAAGTATGAAGACCAAAGCAAAACATTCAGGACTACGGAAGAAACCTATATTGATAAAAATTATACTGGTCGCAATGGCGATGGATATAATTTCGCAAAAGTTAGAGTACGCGCGTTAAGAAAGCCTGTACTTGGTGATAAATTTAGTTCCAGACACGGACAAAAGGGTACTGTTGGTAATATTATTCCAGAATGTGATATGCCCTTTACAAAAGACGGTCATCGCCCTGATATTATTATTAATCCACATGCGATTCCGTCCAGAATGACTATCGGACAGCTGAAAGAAACTTTACTAGGAAAAGTACTGCTAGAACTTGGAATGTTTGGCGACGGAACTAGTTTTGGAAATCTGGATGTTGCGACAATAGCTAAGGAATTACAAAACCTCGGCTATGAAAGTTATGGCAACGAACTGTTATACAATGGTCTAACTGGAGAACAACTAGAAACTAGCATTTATATTGGACCTGTGTTTTACCAGAGATTAAAGCATATGGTTACCGATAAACAACACAGTCGTTCTATTGGTCCTATGGTTAATCTAACCCGACAACCAGCTGAAGGTAGAAGCAGAGATGGTGGGTTCCGTATAGGAGAAATGGAAAGAGATGTTATGATAGCACATGGTATTTCTAGATTCTGCAGGGAGAGAATGTATGACGTATCGGACAAGTATAGTACGCATATTTGTAATAAATGTGGAATGATAGCAGCATTTAATGACGGAAAGAAAAGCCGTATGTATGATACTTCAGACTTCAGCGTTCATATGTGTAAAACGTGTGATAATCACGCAGACTTTTCAAAAGTAGAAATTCCCTATGCCTATAAACTTATGTCACAAGAATTACAAACTATTAATGTTGTACCTAGACTTATTACCGAATAAACCACTTAAACAATTTCATTGACTGTTAATATATATATATTATTTTCTTATGGATGAGTACATTCAAAAATTAATAGATATTCATAATGGTCTTTCTTTCTCAGATAAATCACAACTTAATATGGAGATACCCGAACAACTTATGGCAGTAAAACATATTACTCCCGATAGCATTGTATTAGAATTGGGAGGGTCAATTGGTAGAAATTCTTGTATAATAAACAGCATATTGAATACCAAAACGAACCATGTTGTCGTTGAACCATCCACAAAAGAGTTATCTATATTACAACAAAACCGAGATTCTAATAATTTTGGATTTTTTATTGAGAATTCGGCTATATCAAATGTTCCATTATATTCATTGAATTGGCAAACATATCCAACTCAGATACCTGGTTCGGTTGAAGTAAATACAATCGGATACAATGATGTTCTCCAAAAATACAAGCTTAAATTTAACACATTAGTCATTGACAATGAAGGTCATTTTGTGGGTATGTTAAAGGATTTTCCTACTATTTTAGACGGTATCAATTTGCTTATTATAGAGCATGATTTTAATACGGAAGATGATTTATGTTATTTTAAGAAGACGATGACTCAATCCGGATTTATCATGAAAGATATGTTTCTTAAGAATGAACGATATGGTCCGGGAATTAACTGGTCTGATGGATTAAACACTGACCCTGTATTCGTTTCTGTTTGGAAGAAATAATTATTATTTGGGTTTATTTTCGTATAGTTTTGTATCCACATAATACAAAACTATAAATGTTCGATGATGATGATTTGCCGCGAGTTGAGGATGGAACTAATATTAATGATTCACGACTTTCAAATGAATTTAACGGTATATCGTTCTCAAACTATAAAAAATTAAAGGTCAGAAATAATTTTATTGAAAATATGATTAAAGGCAAAATAGAGCCAGCGTGTTATTGGTGCTGTGAACTAATATGTGCCGGTCATTTTATGGATGTTTGGGAAAATATACTCCACTATGCTGGAAAACACTTACATATAGGGAATCCTAAAATCATTATTTATCTTGAAAAACGATTTTTGTTGTTTCAAAGCATTATTAATGAGGAAAGTGTATCCAGTCCACACCATTTACGAAATCACCCTACCATAAGAAAAATGTTTGCTGAAATTGTGGCTACCCTTACTTTATCTAATAGAAAACATAGTTTTGAACCTATACGAATCAAACGTAAAGAGGAATTTGATATGACACAAATCTCAGATAGATTGCACGCACCGTCAATGGAATACGCAAGTAACATCTTGAAGAAAAAAGACCCAAATGAACTTTTCATCCCGATTAATGAATTTTCATACCATTTATCCAAAGACAAAAAGGATACAATTAATGCGTGTTATTGGATTGAATGGCTTATCGAATTTTCGATTGTATGTAACAGCAACAAACACCCTTGTTTATGTCAACCGAGAGAAGATAATCCAGTGGAATCGAAATACCAAACGAATGTAGTATGGATACTATGGGACGTGTTATTCTACCATTGCTACGAACTTGGTAATAAATACATTGAAGCATTGTTAAATTCCCTTCATACTCTCTTTTGTATTAAATATACCACCGGGACCAATAAACGTAGGCGGTATTTACTGTATTTCGCAGTAGCATTATTAACAGAAGAAATACCCAATGATATTGAACTTATGCCGGATAAACCCACTATTATGTCAGTTTGTGACAATATTAATCTTATTTACAAACAAATTAAGAAAAAGGAACATAAACCTACAACGGACTACTTATTTGCTAACATTGAAAAGGAAACCTCATTGAACGCGTCTATGCAAAAAATGGATTTAGTAAACTCGGTTGAATACTAACCTCAAAATAATAATATCCAGATTATGTAAATGGGGAAAGATAATATTGGTAACCCGAAGGTTATCGGTCAAGGTGCATTTGGTTGCGTACACAAACCTCAAATGAAATGTAAAGATAAGTCCCGTAATGATGCTACAATTGTATCTAAGCTTATGACGCGTAAAGACGCTAATCAAGAGCTGGGTGAATATAGTCTTATAGATTTTGCTGATGAAAAACAAGAATATTATTTAGGAATTCCGGACGATTGTAATATTGATGATAAGAACGCAGCAAACCTTATGGCTATAGCACAATGTAGAGGTTTCGAGGCGAATCAGGTTGACAACTATAAGTTATTATTGATGAAGTATGGAGGAAAAGACTTGGACGACTTTGGGAGAGAAGTAAAAAAATGGAAAAAGACACCTGAAAACATTAAGAAAATAGAATTATTCTGGTTAGAAGTTAGCCGATTATTTCGCGGTCTGAATGCGTTAAACAAAAATGGTATCGTTCATCACGACTTAAAACACCCAAACATCGTGTATAATCCGGAGTCGAATCGAATTAATTTGATTGATTTTGGATTTATGACTGATAAAGACAGCATTATTAATAAATGTAAAGATTCCGACTACTGGCTGGCACAAAAACATCATTGGTCTTTTCCTATTGAGATTGTGCTATGGAATAAGAAAACATATAATCGATACGCAAATGGGACGGTATCGAAACTATCAAAGGACGTTTCGTCTGTATCAAATGAAATATCAAACCAAATGGGATATTTTTTCGATTGTATTACTGACTTCAAACCTGGGACTGCTGAATATAAAAATATTACCCGTAAAACGATTAAACAGTTTTTTAACCTATCGATGAATCTTGATAAGCAGGAGTATAACAAATTTATAAACAAATCAGTTGCAACAGTTGATAGCTATGGCACTGGAATCGCATTAATGTATATGTTAAAACTATCAAAGCATTTATTACACCCTGATTTCGCAAAACGGTCATTTCTTTTATTCAAAAATATGGTTCATCCCAATCTGTATTCTCGTTATGATACTGATATGTTAATGAATGAATACGAACAGCTACTTAGCGAACAGGGACTGTTAAAAAAACATAATATGAGATTTGATAATCACCGTTTAGTTGATGGTGCTGAAATACCATCTGTCCTTGAGAAAACCATCAATCTAATTGTTAAAGATACAAGTAACGTTTCTAAATCAGACTTGAAAACTATTTCTATAAATAACGACCCTATACGTATTTGTCCTCCAGGAAAAGAATACAAGCCTTCTACCAAAAGATGTGTGAAAACATGTAAACGCGGATATATTCGCAATACCGATTTTAAATGTGTTCGTGATAAAAATCGCAAAACCGTTAAAAAATGTCCGATTGGGAAAGAACTTAATCCTAATACAAATAGATGTAGAATTCAATGCAAACCTGGCAAAATACGCAATGAAAACGGCAACTGCGTCAACTTGAAAGGTAACCCGTTTTCTTTTCAGTCGATGTAATGTGTAAATTATCTTTATGAACGATTGTATTACTCATAAAGATACGGATTTAAAAAGCGGCTCCAAATGAACCTCCCAAAGCACCATTTGCTGCCATAGGACCGAATGACATACCCATGTCTTGTGGTGCCATTTGTTGCTGACCCATATCAGGTCTGGCAGTGGCTACAGGGGCAGGGGGGAAAGTTCCACCTTGCATCTGGCTATTGTCTAAATTATCTGCCTGACTTGGGGCGTGCATTGTGTGTTGAGATACACGAACGTTTTGTTTTACATTCTGCTTGGTCTCTTCGGTGGAAGGACCATTCCATAGTTCAACTACGCGGTCGAATAAAATATTTACTTTAAGACCCAACTTTGTCTGAATGCTTAACACAATAATTAAGAATGCCAAAATTACGTTTGTTAAGGTCAAGTTCTCATACTTAAACCCACTGTAAGTTGGGAAATATGTGATAGCACGGTGAATAATGATAGCACCGCAAAACATGATTGTCAATTGAATGAAGATTTCGGCTAAAAGTTCTAAAGCTGACTTCTCTGGGTCCGCCTCTGGGATAAAACGCTGAACCATTTTATTCAACATTACGATTGGGACCACACCCATTGATGAATATTGGATTACGTTCAATAATTCGGCTTGTCCCTCCTCCGTTGTGGAAAACACATGAGATAAAAAAGTCTTCTTTGATAAATCTGAGTCGTTGATTATTTCCATTATAGATATATAATTCACATAGAAAAAGATATTGATGTAACGTCAGTTTATTTTTATACTTTTATTGAAAACAATATAAAAAATACTTTATACTATTACTTGTGTAGGTTATATACACAAGTAGGTGTGCCCTGGTTTAGCTCAGTTGGTAGAGCGGACGACTGTAGAAGTATATCTTTATTTATATAAAGCTGGTATCGTCAGGTCATTGGTTCGAATCCGATAACCAGGAAAAATTATAATAACTTACCTTTATTATAATTTCAACTATTAATATTCACAATTCACCTGACAGCTATCCGTTGTTCGTAAGCAGTATTCAATCTGGTATCCGATAGTGTACCTTGCCACTAATGTAGCGATTCGTTTTTTTTCTGTATCTGAATAGACAAGGTCATCGTTTAATTTATTTACAATTGGGAGACTTTTATCAAATACTTTTGTAAATGCGTCTAATATTTTGTCATTTTGTTCTATCTTATCAAATTCATTGATAATTTCTTCAGGTATTTCTTCTTTCAATAATTCCATGTTCTTTACTAATTCTTCATAATGGGTTTCTTTATCTAAACTATATCCTATACAGTTATCTTCATAATATAAACATTCATCTTCATAATAGTCATCTTCTATGGCGGCTTCAATATGTTCGTCCTTACTTTCATGACAATCATTACAATAATCACTTGTATCTATCTCTGCTACGCAGTTACAAACTCTCCAAGAGTAATATACTTGTGGAGTTACATTTATTAAATTTTCAATATCACCGCTATCTTGAATACCAAACCAGAATTTGCCTTGAATATCGCCATCGTAAAAACGTCCCATAGTTCGTTATGTCATGTTAGTAACTTGTTAGTATGTAATTATTCAATTTTTGACATACATAGTTTTTGGGAAAAAGACATAAATATAAATCTGGTATTTTAGTATACATTAATTAGTATGTTGAAGAATGTTGTTGAAATCAATAAGCACAAGAATCGTGACTTGTCACAGCCTAAACACGAAGAATACCAGTATCTTAATTTGATTCAAGACTTACTAAATGAAGGAAAATTGGAAGAAGGACGTAATGGAAAAACTCTTAGGGGCGTAGGTGCGGCTATGCACTTCTCATTAGAGAATGGTAAAATACCAATATTAACTACCAAAAAAACTGCGTGGAAGACTTGTATTAAAGAACTACTATTCTTTTGTAAAGGGCAAACTGATAATAAAATTTTAACAGACCAAAACGTACATATATGGGATGGAAATACGACCGCTGAGTTTTTAGAAACACGTGGATTATCACATTATACACCAGGTAGAGATTTGGGTCCACTCTATGCGTTTCAATGGTTTCATTTTAATGCACCATATACTGGCTGCACCTCGGATTATACCGGACAAGGAATAAATCAACTTCAAAAAGTGATTGATGACCTTAAAAATCCTGAAACAAGAAACTCCAGACGCCATGTGATAAGTGCTTGGAATCCGGCACAACTAGACCAGGGTGTATTACCTCCTTGTCATATATTATTTCAATTTATAGTAACAGATAATAATAAACTTAGTTGTTTGCTATATCAGAGGGCAAATGACGAATTTTTAGGAATTCCTTTTAATTTGGCTTCATATTCAGTCTTAACAATTATTATTGCTAATATTTGTGGTCTTGAACCCTATGAATTTATACATTACGGTGGCGATTGTCATATCTATTCGGACCACATCCAGCAATGCCAAGAGCAAATATCACGTGAGCCTTATCCATTTCCTACATTAGAAATATTAAACAAAAGAGATAATATTAATGAATATGTGCTTGAAGATTTTAAACTTCATGATTATCAGCATCACGCACAGATAAAAGGGGCAATGAGGGCATAATTTCATCATCTAACACTTTACTATCAGCATAAAAATAATTCGCAAATTTGGGATTAGGTGATTTTATTCTATTTCTTATATTGACATGACTAATTCCTAAATCTCTACCTGCGTGTGAAAGAGATTTATAATAAATATTATCTATTACTATTTGTCTAATACAATTAGTTTTTACATATTCATCAGGTATGGTAGCATATTGATAATTACTGTATAATTTATTTTTTGATTTAACTCTTTTTGATATCGTGCTTGCATCAAGATTAAATACTTTTGCTGCATCTGCAAAAGCTGAATAATAAATATTATCTATTAATATTGGTACTCCTCTTCCAGTAGAAAATTCTTTATTTATTTTCTTTTTATTTTCTATTCTAATACGCCCTTTCTCTTCTGCTTTTTTTTGTTTTTTTTCATCTAAAAAATGATAATTAATAAATTTTGAACTTGATGAATATATCCTATCATTTATAGTTCTCGATGGTATATTTAATATTTTTCCTGCTTCTGTAATACCACTATAATTAACCCCATCTATTACAATAGCAGCATCTTTACGATAATTAGTTTGTAGTTTTCGTTTAGCTTTAATTTTTTCTATAATTTGTTCTCTATTAGGGTGATGTGTAATAGTATCACCACCAATACTATCATAAAGTAAGTTATATAATTTATCTCGTATAGTCAAGTCTTGTAAATAAGATGTTTCATAATCTTGTGCTTCTTCTTTAGTTTCGCAATCATGCAATATTTCATATTGTAAACAATCCGCACCATACTTATTATATACATTTTGCAAATATATGTTAATATGCTTTCCATTCTTTAAATCACGCTTATGATTGTTCCAACGTCTTCTTATATTACAACTATATCCAATATAATACTTCCCCTCAGGACACAACGTATTCGAAATTTTATAAACGCCAATGATTGGTTTTCCCATTCTATATATTACTTAAAGATATTTCTTTATATAATAATTACGCATTATTATATAAATTCCTAAATATTTTCATTTGCCCGTTTTTCTTTTTGTTTCAAATAAGCCCGTCTTGCGTATTCTTTTCTTTTTTCGGGACTGATTACAGGCGGTTTGTAATTTCTTTCTTTAATCACTTCCTTATTAGCTTCATAATATTTTTTATTCCTTTCAGGAGCAGTATATTTTTTCAAATGTTCTTTCGTAGCACTTAACTCTTGTTTTGTAGCATCTAATTCGTCTTGTAATTGTTTGATTATTTCATCTTTATCCATTTCGTTATTATACATATATCCAAATATTTATATATTTTTACTAACTAATAGAAACAAACATTGATATACATACATAAACAATAAGTCTATATATATGTATATGAATTTCATTTCTATTGGTGGTTGGTGTGGCACAAAAATTGCTCTTAAAGAGTTAGGTTTATTTAATGAAGCATCATTACCATTTGATAGCGTAAGAACTTCTATTGAAGGAATTATAGATTGTATTGAAAATGATTTTCAAAATTATTTTCCAAAAGAAATAAAAAAAGATAATAGATTTTCAAATTGGGTAGGTTTTATTGGTGAGTATATAGGATTTTATCATCATAATCATAATTTGTTAGATAAAAATGTTATTGACAGTTTTGAAAGAAAATTTATTCGGTTTGATGAAAAAATAAAAAAAAATAATTGTGTATTTTTACGAACAATAGCAAGAGAAAAATATGATGATGAAATAAAATATTATAAAAAATTACAAGATGTAATTGATAAAAAATATCCTGATATTTCTTATATTATTTGTTTCATCATTCCTAATCAACCAAATACACAATATTATAAACATTTAGACAACCGAACATTTTTATTTACACTAAATGATAAATCAGGCGATAACAATAATTTAAAAAACGAATACAAACCTATTTTTGATTTTATTATAAATGAAAACTTATTTATTAATATACCGAATTCAAATGATATTGAAATAAATGATGATCTATCAACCAGATTATGGTTAGTGGATGGTTATCCAATGGTTAATTTTATTGAAAAATAATCGTTTTTCTTTTTTCGGGACTGACAGATGATTGATTTTATTTTCGTTAGTATACATATATCCAAACATTTATATATTTTTTCGTATTTTATATTTGGATATATGTATAGTAACAAAATGAAACAAACCAAACAAACCAAACAAACAAAGAAAAAAGGGGGTAGTATAACCACCAAACCAAAGAGAAAAACAGTCAAGTCAAATCGAACGAAAACTATTTCTAACCGTTATCGTGATAAAGCAAGTGAATATTTCAAAACCAGAATGGGTTCTAATGACATCCCGGTATTATCTGCGTTACGGGCGTTTACGCCTTTGAATAAATATACAGATGAGTATTTAGAAAAGATGACAGACAAAGAAATCCGAAATATATATGATGAATTTAAAATTAGAACATCATCTAGAGTAAAACGTAATAGATATATACGGAAAGGTAAACCGCTATCTGAAGATTTATTCCAATACCCAAAACAACAATCGTCCAGCAAATCCGAACATCTTCCTTATCCATTTAGTCCAGGAAAAAGAAGTGACGAAGAAGAAATAAAGATACTGGAACGGTTTGATAATGAATCTAGGTCTCCATATTCAATCAATAACAAGCTTGATGGTGATTTATTTGACGGTGATTTATTTGACGATGTAGATTACCGTTAGATTACCTCTTGTGTATTATATACAAATATTCTTTAACTGGCTTGTATTCCGCGGTTCTCTTATAATTACTAATCCCCTTTAATCGGTTATACGTTTTATGGTCTATCGGTATTTTTTTGACATCATCACTATGTCCTTTTACTAATTCATCCATATCGGGTATGGATATAATTCCGCCATCATTATACGACAGCATTATGTATTTTGCTTTCGTATTTTCTAACAAATCGTTCATCGCCTTCTTCGCATGTATACTACTATTATATAACGATTTTGTACGTGATGATGACTGTCCGCGATTGGTATCCGGAATTTCCGCATTCTTATCCCAATTGTTGATTACATCTAACATGAAATAATAGATATTATATGGATGCTTATTATAAGGCGGGTCATAATAGACTACATCTAACTCACCTACATCTTTCGCCCATTCATTTACGTCTTTCTGACTTACATTGACTTTACATTTGCTTGGGTCTAATATTGGATATGGAATACGAATATCTTGAGTAATACGCTTGACATCAGTCTTCGTTTTACCACCATATTCCCCCTTTTTACCGTCTTTGTCTTTGTAATACGCCGAAAATTGTCCGTTTGTATTGTTGTGAATAGAACACTCCACTAACAACGGACCCAACAAATAAGGTCTGTACTTTTCGGGTATTGTTTCTATATAATCACGTATAATATCTATACGTTTTCCGTTTTTGCTTGTATAGAATGCCCTCTCGTTCTCCTTTATTTCTTCACTTTCTGGAGACCAATGTTTGGATATCCATCCACCATGTATCTTTCCAGACATTTCATCATCTGCCTTCTTATTGGCTTGGTCGATATATTCCTTTATTTTGTGTATTTCAGACTTAGTTGGACTGGATAAATAACATGAATTCAATGTTTTACTGTATCCCGCCAAATCATTTGCGTATAGCTCATTTTCTTTTGTCTTAAATAAACGACTGACTACGCCGGAACCTGAAAATCCATCCCCTATTTTAATTTTGTCTTTTTTCATCGCTTTTTTAATTTCATCAAGCTCATCACTTATGATATTCAATAGTTTACGTTTGTTACCCATATATGTAATAATTTGTTCTTTCAAAAATCCATTATCCATTGCCATTATATATTCTAATAAGATAACATTTATATATTTTTGATATAATTAGTTAGAGACAATCAATATAACTAACTATATAAAAATGAGTAGTTCAAATGCCGCCGCTATAAGAAGACGTGTGACCGCACCCCAACAAATCGCAAGTGTTAAAGCAACACCTCCACCCGCACCAGTTCAAACCCAAGTCCGTGAAAAACCTACTGGACTAACAATGCAGCAATTTATTTCAGCGTTGGATAAGCGGGTAGTATCATTAGAAGAGACCATAACCAATACTGTAAAAGATAGTACTGAACCTACCGTGACTGACGTACTTGACGAGTTTCAATCCAGATTCGAAATGATTGCTACAGAATTATCAGATATTAAGGACGCAATGTTGAAATTACAAACCTACACCATGGACGTAAACAAGATGTTATTAGACGAAAGGATTGATATTCTATCTGAGGTAAATCCGAATTCAAAGTCCAATACCGTAGGTCAAGATGCGGACTTAACAAGTGTGGTTAGTATTGGGGCAAACACGATTAACACCGAACACACAAGTGTAGATATGCGTGAATTAGTCGAAGAAGAATTGAATAAAGATACCAAATAAAGGGTATAAACGAAAAAACTTTATATGTATAATACTATACCACAATACATATAATGTCGCGTACCACTTCCCCTACAATGACAGCCATAGAAGAACTACAACAACAATATTATAAAATTAACAATAAAAATACATTTTTCAAAAAAAAACAAAAATATGAATGTGCTGATTTAGTAACAAACCAAATAGGTATCGATATAATATTACCAAAGTGTATCTATATGTTTGACACCAACAAAGTCTATATCGACTATCTAATCTTCAAAACCTTTGCTAATCCGAACAATTATCATGACATCAGCGTGTGTTTAGCAAACAATATCAACGATTGTATAAAGAAGAACAAAACATTCGAAATTCACATCAATCTAGACACTCTCACAGTATCTGCGGTTGAACGTTATAGGCAAATTATAACCGGATTCGCAGAACACGGTCAGATGAATGGATACGAACAATATTTATCTAACATGGTATTATACAATGCTCCTTCCTTTATTAGTACAACTACCTCTATTATTAGCTCTTTTATTTCACCAAAAGTTACTGAACTTGTAACAATTCACAAGAAAAACATAGAACTCCCAATCGAGCAATAAAGTGTTTATCGTAAAAAAACGTATAAAAATACGACATCCTATATTATAGAATGTCTGGAATACTTAATTTTTTATTGTTTATCATCGTATTGGTGATTTACATTCATATAATTAATCAACTCAAAACAAGCGAAGATTTAGAAGTATATGAAATGGATTATACAAATAACCAATATTTACAAGAAGTGTGTAATATAAAACAGCCCGTATTATTTAATTATGACAGTGTTAGTCCGGAATTCTACGAACAAATAAACGCCGACATATTTACGAATCATGATAAACACGACGTCAAAGTAAAGGACGTCCGCGACTATTATAAGAACGAAAGTATAGATTATATTGTCTTACCTTCAAGCTCCGCTACGAATTTAATGAAGACCGATACGCAATCCAATTACTTCACTGAGAACAATGAAGATTTCATAGAGAATGCGGATTTATATCATATTTTTCATTCAAACGATACGTTTTTAAAACCTCAATTATCTATGATTACCAAATATGATATTATGACTGGGTCTTCGAAATCCGTCACGCCCCTTAGGTATCATACTGACTTTAGAAAGTTTATGTCAGTACATTCGGGTAAAGTTAAAATCAAAATGACCCCATGGAAGAGCCATAAGTATTTACACCCTCTTCGTGATTTTGAAAACTATGAATTCCGGTCACGCATGAATGTATGGAAACCCGACAAAACCCATAAACATGATTTTGATAAACTTCGGTTTTTAGAATTCGACATTACCCCCGGACACACTCTTCATATTCCTCCCTATTGGTGGTACAGTATCCAATTCAACGATGATTCTGATACAATAGTAACAAGTATGACATATAATTCTGTTATGAATTGTGTTAGTAACTTACCAAACTGGGGGATGTACTATTTGCAACAGACAAATACGAAGACCAAAATCACCAAAACTCTTCCTATTCATATCACGGAGGAAGAAAACCTAGATGATGGCGATGGCGATGGCGATGAGACCCCTCCTCCTGATGAAAATAAAGAACTTTCTAACATTGAAATGACTCAAGAAATTTAGAAAGAAACGTTAACTAAAAATATTTGTATTATGTAAATGAGTGATAATACAAATTTACAAAATGATGATATAAGTGATGAAAATATGCTATCTTTATCAGAAGCACCCATATCTACATTCACAGAAATACTAGAAACCGAAGAAGAGAAACTAAACGCATCGATAGAACAATCTCATTATAAATCAATCAAAATACCTCATAATAATGATGATGATGAACCCGACCCACCAGAAGATAATATTCCAAAACCGTCAGATGAAATCACCAGTATGAAAAGTGTGTCGTCGTATGATGAAATATTATCAATCCCACCGAATAAAAACGAGTTTGATTGGTTCTCATCGAAAGAATACATCATCTTTAAGAATCAACTATATTCACTACGTAAAAATAACAACTTCATTCTAAAAGAGGGTAAGGAATGTAAACGTCTACTTGACCTAAAAAATGACGATTTGACTTCTATGGTTAATAATATCCAAACATCCGTTATTTTCGTATCAACTATTTCCGGTTTTTTCCAAGCAACCAAGACCCAATTCGCAATAAATGTTGACGTTATTGCAGTAATATCGATTACGATTTCCACATACATTTCACTCATTTTGTCTATTTCTAAATACTATAAATTGGATGAATTGAAAGACCGTATACAAAACCTTAGGGAGAAGTATTCACTGTTACATAATCGTATTGATTATCGAATGGACGTTCTTGGACCTTGGAACAATAAACATCTATGGGAACACCAAGACCCCCGAGCCAAATTGGCAGAATGGAATGAAGTTATGAAAAAGATGAAAACTGATTATGGTGAAATTATCAAAACCAAACAAGACCTTACTACCGAGTTTGAAGTCATTATGGATACTATTTCACGAAACAAATACAACCAGTTGAATTCATTTATCAACTATAAAGACAGAGAACTATTATTTATGATCCAACAAAAAGAAAGGCAACTTGAAAAACGAATTATGGATGCTTCTTCTAGTTATCCATCACGTAAACGTCCCTCTATTATGTTACAGCACGAAGAACTTGATAATTGGGCGGATGATGATGATAGTATGGTATAAAACAATATAGACATTTGTTTTTATCCAATGTAATGAGCGAACCGACTTTACCACGATTATTTACCCCGACAATCTTATATCAATACATGGATGGAAATGAAGAACTTACTCTACCCATGTTACAAACCATCATACATAAACAACAGGATATTATCGATAAGCAATGTAAAATCATCACTAGTCATGGCGATGAAATAGACACGTTGAAAGCAACCTTATCCGAAATTATGCATATACTCAATGGACGCCAATTCATGAATAGAAGTGTGTCATTTGAATCTACCGAATAATCCATACATCCATACAACATTAGTATTAGTATTAGTATTAGTATCATGCCAAAAATATGATACTAATTTGTAGTAATCACCGTTTCCTTATCAATAACGGTTTCTTTCAGGATATTGTTGATGATTTTCTTTTCAAACTTCTCATCCTCTTCTTTTCCATATCCACCTAACGATGCCTTTGAGTATTCAAAGAATTTATCACATTCGGGTGTATCTAATATGTCATATTTGGGGTTTTCAGCTATCCATGGATGGACTTGGGCTTTGTTCTTATTTGCTACTATGCGGACTGCCTTTCGTAAATGCATTTTGGTTTCATCTTCCTTAGCCCATACATTGGAATCCTTTACGTAGACCGTTTCGCGTTTTAAATCCGTACAGTGAATTGGACGCACGTGTGGATGCATATCACGAATACGCTCTAACATAATGTCTGATATACCTCTTACATACCCCACTTCTCCCGTTTTTATGAAATCATTTACAGATAGTTCGATTGATTGGATGAAATCATTTAGATTTATAGCATCTTTACATGTCTCATTTAGAAACACGTTGAGATTGAACTTGTTATTGGTTGTATTATTTGTGTTATTGATTGTCGTATTTCCGGTGTTCTTAGCCAGATCGATTACCTGTTTATTCTGCTCTATCATCATCGCACGAAGTTCTTTGTTCTCTTGTAATAGTTCTATTATCAAGTTTGGATCTATATGAGGAGGTGCTGGCATTGAAACGTCTGTAATGGGTTGGTTGTTTATAGTATTACATCGCTGCTTATGATACCATAAACTATTTCTGGCTTTATATACCTTACCGCAACCACATTCATATTTTGTGGCGTTTTTTGGCGTTTTTTGTGTTCTATTTGTTCTATTTACATGTTTTGCTGTCAATATATGACGATTATAATCACTGTGTTTATTGCATTTAAAGTTACATATTTCACAAATATAATTATAAGAGTTTTTTTGCGCGTTTTCCATTCTAAATATTCTATATATATAGACTTCATTATTACATCTCTAAATCATTCCCATATAAATTACTTAAAAATCATGCAAACAAATATTTTACACAAATATACCAAAATACTGCATTCACCTCACAATCACGTTTTTGGAAAAGTGATAATACGAAACTATCTCCACCAAATTCATTTTGGACATTTTATAAATGTCCATTTTTGAAAATCTTTGCCATTTCTTTTTTCAACTTTTTAGTGTAATATAATTTAATCAGTTAGATATTTCGTTTAGTTGGATATTCGTAATATTTTCAAGATTCTTAGTAATATACATAATTTGTTTGTTCTGTTCTATTAACATTTCACGTAGCTCTTTATTATCTTTCATTAACTCTGCTATCAAATTTGCGTCTATTCGATGAGTGGTTGACTCAGTTTCAGTGCCTATAATAGGTTGGTTACTGACGATACACGAATCTCTCTTATTATGTCTCCATAATCCAGACCTATCTTTAAATTGCTTATTACACACATCGCATTTATGGCATTTATGGCATTTATGGCATTTTTCATTACCAATTTCGTTGATGTGCTTACTTGTTAACAAATGCTTATTATAATTACTTTGTTTACTGCAATAAAAATTACATTTGTCACATTCAAATTTTGTAATAGGTGCTTGAACGATTTCTGTTCCATTACGTATCATTTTAAGATGTCTCGGTCGTTTATTATGTTCTTCTTGTAATTTGCGCGTATTAAAATATACACTACAATAAGAACAATACAAAACTTCTTTTTTGGGTTTTATAACAACTTCTTTTTTGGGTTTTCGCGGAGGTAGAGGTTCAACACTGTTTAGTGTAGCATTGTATTCTTCAAAATAATGCTGTTCTTGTTTCTTCGCAGAATACAAGTCTTCGCAATTATGAAATGCTATTATTTCCATGGTCCAATTTTCCCAGCCCATATTGTCACGTATAGTTTCGTACACTTTACAATTATAGTTCGCCGATTTTGTATTTATACATCCTTGTTTGTGTGCGTATTTACGTTGAACGAAATTAGTAGTATGACCTATGTAAAGCTCGGTTATAGAAGGGTCTTTACAATAAATTTTATAGAATATAGTATTCGAATAATCAATCTTAACCTTAGGCATCTTATAATAAAGTTATGTCTAAATCTTTATGTTATTTTCAAGATAAGACTTATTGGTTCTTTTTCAACTTTTTAGTGTAAACTATTGTATATAACAGAAAATGAAACATGGATATGAAAGTTCGGATAATTTTGCGAATGTGTTTGAATACATGAATAACGGACAGCATAGTAGTTCGGAAAGTATAAACGAACTACGTGGAAGTGTATCAGAGCCAGACAGTAGGAGTAATAGTGTAACGAGTGAAGACATTGATACTCGCAGTAAAACGGAACGAATTCCTATTCCCGCACCAAACAACATGAGAAAACGCGAGACAATGTATAATGGTATGTCAGCACTAGAATCACATGGTCTTACTCCGACCCCTACAAAATATCGTAATTTATTGGAAGAAAATGTAAAAAACGTAGGTTCTCTGATAAACTTATATTATGAAGACGTTAAAAATAAAATCTCTCCCTATAATAAATGACAAAGGAGATAGCAATATCAGCATTAGTCATGTTAGGTTTAGACGCGACTTATATTTCAATAATAAAAGACTCCTATTTGCAACAAATCCAAAACATTCAAACCACGAAACCCACCGTGAACTCACTAGGTGTCCTATTGAGTTATTCGTTAATGATATTTGGCATCAATTATTTCATACTACAAAAAAATGCTTCCTTATTAGACGCATTTTTGTTTGGTATAGTAATCTATGGTATTTATGATGCTACCGCGTACGCATTGTTTTCAAAATGGTCGGTTAATTTGGCTCTAATAGATACATTATGGGGAGGTATTCTAATGATGACAACTGCGTATATAACGTATACGTTATCCCGTTTTATCTGATTTTTTGACAACCTTTCGCTTCGTGATTTTACTAACAACAGTATGTTTGTATTTTTTACAGAATTGTTTCATAGTCATTTGTTTTTCGTTACCAGTACCAAGTGATAATTCCTGAATATTACTCGGTAGTTCATTGGGTTCATAGTCCCATAATTCACAAAACCGACGTTCGTCTTCTTCATCTTCGAACCCCACTTTCATATTGTCATAGTCAATAATTCCGTTGTGTTCTTCTATACGTTGTAACCATATAGGACTTCGTGCTGCGTAAAACAACCAAGATTCCATTGTAGCATGATATATGTTAGTGAAATCTTCCGGCATTTGAGTATCAAACAGAGTATTGCATTCTTTAATAGTTGGGTAAAGTTTTAATGTGGATAATACACGAAATGCTTTGTCATCATCGCTCGGTGATACGACATGTGTTTGATATCGTTCAATATGTTCTGGTAACATCGTACAAATACACAGAGGTGCTGGAGTAGATGATGCGATAATATCTTTTGTAATATTATAACTGAGTTTTGATTTGACAAATGCAACCATGTCGTATTCCCGTTGAGATAATGTATAAATAATAGAGCCAAGATTACAGTCCATTGCGTTGTTATCACAGTCATTCCATTCACTCATCATAGTAACCATAAAGCTCTGTAAATCCGGGTTTAATTCCGCATATAGTTCGTGATAAATATCTTGTATAAAATCAAACGTTTCTGAACGAAATCCCGAATAGTATAGCTCATAACCCCAAAATAACGCTTGTGATGCGTCTTTTTGTAGTAAAGAGATAAATAGCGACTGTTTGGCTTCAATTCTAGAATACAAATAACGAGTGAACGTCGTTAAGTGGTATTTACGAGATTCGGTAACAGAACTCATGCCTGTTATACTTGTAATAAATGATAATTACAAATATAAATTCTATGTTTTCAATTTTGTTACTTATGTTCTATTCCATACTTCATCGATAAGCCCATAATCCATACATTTGTTTATGTCCCACCATAGGTCATGTTTGAGAATTTCTGACAATTGTTTTTTTGGTATAGATGCGTGTTCGGTATAAATGTCCTTTATGCGTTTCATCAGCATTGTATTATTCTCATGTTCGTCTTCTAGTTCAGACATTTTCCCCCAAGAGATTGAAGACAGTTGATGAATTAGCATATATGAATTTGGACGCATATACCGTTTTTTACCAACCACACTAATTAACGTGCCGGCGGATGCGGTTGGTCCATCAATAATCGTATGTATGGGTACTTTGCACGATTGTATCACGTCGATTGCCGTAAACGCATCAAATAGTATCCCTCCATAGGAGCTAATGTGTAAAAATATCGGGATTTCTTCCAAGCAGTTTTTATGTGCGGTCACAATATTATCAATTTCGCACTTACGAATGAGCTCAATCAATTCAAATATATTAGGTCGGTCCACTTCCGCATAAAAGTAGATGTGATTGTTCTCGCGTGTTATTTTTCTTGAATTATCACTCCCTGTATTCGTATCATCATCATCGTCGTCATCATTGGTTATAATGAGATTGGCTTTTTTGCTTTGTCTTCGCGTGGTCATTCCAGTGGGATAATATTTCATCATTGTATATCCCTCGTTCTAGTACTACAATAGAGTACATACATATCTCTAACTTCTTAGTAAATATATTTTACTTGAGTGTAATTGTAAACACAATGGTAATTACAAAACACACAATTGTGAAATAGTAATATATTCGAAAAACCTTTAGAAATATGCGAATTATTATATTTCAATAATATATATATATATATAATTGTTATGCCTGTCGAAAAGAAGAATAAAACCGGTAAAAAGAAGGTAGGAGGTGCTCGTAGAACCAGAAAAAATAATAAAAAGGCAAATAAAACAAATTCTCATATAGTAAAAGTGTTTTTGGAAGTATTAAATATGGTAAAATTGTATCATTGGAAGACCCGTTCTTACGCACAACATCAAGCAACTGATGAATTATTTTCAAATTTAAATAAACATATTGATTCTTTCGTAGAGGTCTTGTTAGGGAAAGATGAGCGTCGTATCAAGATGTTGGAAAAGCGCATTGATTTAATTGACCCTTCTAACACTCGCGATTTCAAAACTCGTATTTACGATTATCGCGATTTTTTATTGGATATAAACATGTATTTCGACGATAAAAAAGATACTGATTTACTGAATATCCGTGATGAGATTTTAGCCGACATAAATCAGTTCTTATATTTAATGACATTTGACAAATAATTTGGCGTATATGATGAAAGCATCCCTTGTAACCCGGGCATACTATAACAATCATACGGGTATCTCCCATTTCGTTCAAAATACATGAACGTTTTTATTTGTTTTCTTTTATTCAAACAATATTTTCTTTGGAAAAATACCTTTTTCCAATGTCTTTGGATAATCCTTAACCAATGGGTTTTGATAACAACGGTGTAGGTATGGTCGTCTAATATAAACAATTTCATAATGTCTATATTAGGGTTTGTAACAAAAATACTGTAATCATGTAAGTAAGATTGGACGTGATTACTAGTAAACTGAAAGAATGTAGTAGGTGTGATCGCATTGGCATATAATATATATTGTTTGTCGTAAGATATCTTACTAATACCAATATAATAATGTTTGTCTTCTTTTTCACTATCTAAAAACTCTTGTTCGTGGAAATAAATACGTTCTATCATTTCTTCTGTTTCACTGTCATATTCTGTACCGGATTCTAGACTCTCACTATCTTCACTATCTTCACTATCTTCACTATCTTCACTACGACCAGGCAAATCTTCCGAACTAGATGTTTCAAGGTCATCTAGTCCAGTGTCATACCTGTCATAAGAAGAATCTGTGTCAGAGTCAGACATCGGTTGTTAATCGTCCATATGACGGTAAGTTAATACACTTTACGAATAGTATTTTCAATCAATTTTTATCTCATTATACAATATAAACCATGTCATCGTATATAGATAGAGACATAATAAAACCGAATACACCAGTAGCACAAACGGTTCCTATGGCACCTACACCACCACCCAGCGAACCTACCGCATCATTAGGAAAAAAAACCGAACAAGATAAGGCAGAGCAAATAGTGGAGCCCGTCCAATATTATGTCAAATACACGTTTATGATAACCTACATTCTACTCCTAACCACCGCTACGGTAACGTTTATCGAGGCAATAACTACTACAAATGATACTGCGCGTCATGTATTAAATTTGGAAACATGTATATCAATTATAGCCGGATACTTTTATTCTTTGTTCTTAAGTCAAATAGACCAATACCAGGCTGAAGGAAAGAAAGTAGATTGGGCACAATTAACCCAGACGCGCTATGTTGATTGGTCGATTACAACGCCACTAATGCTGCTTGTATTATGTGCGGTGTTAGGTAAAAATATAGGAAAGTCCGTCAAACTAATGACACTCTTGCCTATTGTAGGTCTCAATTATGTAATGTTGTTATCTGGGTATTTGGGCGAGACGGGTGTATTAAGTCATCTTGTCTCATTAATTCCAGGATTTGGTGCGTTTTTCGGAATGTTCTATTTAATATATGTAAATTATGTGAAGCCCATTTTCTCAAAAGCAAATTACAACTTATTCTATATTTACTTAGGCATTTGGTCGTTATATGGAGTGGTATTTATGTTTAATGAAGAGTACAAGAACATTTTTACAAATATATTGGATGCCATTGCGAAAAGTGGATTAGGATTAGGATTATGGGCGTATTATACTAAAATAATTACCCTCTAAAAAGTATAAACATATCAATATGGATAATTGTATATTCATATGGATACTACGAAAAAATATGTATTAGTAACAAAGGAAGATGATGATACACGCGTCCCAAAAGTATTGGAAGATTATATACATTCATTGAACTTGTTTGATGATGTGATTCCTATACAAGAATTTTCTATTGCGAAGTTTAAATCAACGGATTGTATTTACGTTATTACACAAATGTGGTTAGAGTTGACCCAAAAAGACCAACATATAGTAGACGAAATGCTTTCAACTAATCGCGTAGTATATTTGAATGTAGAAATGTTATCAGAATCAATACGTATGGAACATATATTAGAATTAATAAAGAAAGGTATTCAAATAGCGGATTATAGCATAGTGAATATCCTATTTTTAAAGGAATATGCGAAAGAACATAATATCCCTATTACAAAGGAAGTCATTTATTTGCCTTATCAGTATAATTTACGAGACCAGATCCAGTTACAAAATATAGATGATAAATATGATTATGATATAGGTATAATAAACGCATTACCAAAGCAAGATGATTCTGTAAATAAAGTAAATACATATAGACGCACAAAAATGTGGAACGACTTACAAAAAACAAATTGGAAATGTATAAATATATTAGGTTGGGGAAAGGAAAGAGATGAATTGATAAAACGGTGTAAAGTAATCATTAACGTACATCATTTTGAAGCATTTAACATATTCGAACATATTCGATGTGATCGTATGATATGGGCGAAAAAAATAATCGTTTCAGATAATTCTCTCGGTATGGATAAATTAGACATTACAAAATATATATTTTGCGAGGAATTTGATAATATTATTCCGATGGTAGAAAAAGTATTACAAAATTTTACAGACTATTATCGCGATTCAATGAAAGCAATTTCAATGGATAAGGTAATTGCCAACAGACGAGATATATTAAAACAAGAACTAACCAAAATTGGGAGTACTGCCCTCTAATTATACATATAAACTTTGTGAAGTTGTGATATATTTTAATACCATACCTTCAATTTGAGATAGCTTATGCTGTAATTCAACCATATTCAATTGTTCGCATACATTCATGAACTCTTTACTGATAGTGACAATCTTTAACATGGCTTTGGTAAAATCACCAATAGAAATAGATTTGTTGTATACATCATTTTGAATGAATGATTTACATTCTGATTCAGTAGTACATTCGCACCATTGCATGGAGAATTCTACCATGTCATAAATTAAAGGGTCGGTGTAATTGATACCAGTATTTACTTGGGCGTCTTGCTCTAAATCAAAATATTTGTCGTATTGATATCCGAGTGTTCTGATGTTAGATTCTAATACTGTGTCCGTCATACTAAGGGTATGTGTTCGCATATCGTCGGGAACTTTAATATCAGTAAAACAAGAAAACAGTCCTACTAATTGAATTGGTTCAAAATCATTGAAATTGTTCCATTTTATCATTAGTTCCGACATGATAAGAGGGTGTATTTCGGCAATATTCGATGCGATATTACCTAATAAGGTAAGTGTGTAAGTGTCGTCGGGATTCCTAATAATAAACCCGTTTTCACACATAATATCACAAATACGGTCGGTTTGTTGTTTCACATAGGATTCGGTATAATAGGAATCCGCCTTGAGATTCTCGACTTTATCTTTCAAGTCTAGGTAAGAATAAACCTTGGTTGCGTCTTCTTTAATGTTTCTATATTCGTCTTCTAACTTACGTATCTCCTTCTCTACTTGTTTGCGTTTTTTATTGTTAGCAAGCAGCATATCGTTTTGCGCTTTAATATAATTTTCACAAACAGGCAGTGGGGTCTTATATGTAGTAATAAACTGTTCTTTTTCTACAATCATTTTTTCGTATTGAACTATTTCTGTCTGAGTTCCTGCTACCGATTTCAATATTTCTTGTTGGACCATACTTTTTTGTGAAAATAGATGGAAATCCTTGTTTTGTCCGTTTTTAATGAGATTTAGAATGAGTGGATATGAAATGTGAAATTTAGACACCAGTTGTTGTGGTTTCCCGCCAAGAATTGTTTTATACTCGGAGAGCATGGGGGTATCAAATAGGTTATTACAATGGACTACGTGACCTACCGTATCAATGCCTCTACGTCCAGCACGTCCAGCCATTTGAGTATATTCATGTGCTAATAGAAATCGTTGTGTATGTCCGTCAAATTTTGTCAAACTTGTGAAAACCGCGGTTTTAATGGGACAATCAAGACCAATCGCAAATGATTCAGTTGCAAACAATAGCTTGATATAACGCTTTGAAATCATCAGTTCTACAATTTCTCGTAAGATAGGAATCATACCTGAATGATGAATACCAATGCCCTTTTCTAAAAGGGAAACAAGACTGTTGTATTCAGGAAGTTCCAAATATTCATTGTAATTTGGTAGTTTGCGAATAATTTGTTCGCATTCATTACGAACTGTGTAGCTAACCTTACTATCAAATTCATTCAATGGGACGGTAATATCATGAGCGCAAGATTCTACATTTTTTCTTGAAAAAACAAAGGCAATTGCGGGTAACATTTCCTTTTCTTTTAAGAAAGACGCGAGTTTATTAAGAGCATGTTTCCGATTAATTCGGATACGATTCTTGTCAAATAACGTCTTAATTTTCCCGATTTTCTTTGAATTTACTTCATCGAACACACCCTTTGCGTCTTGTAATAAGAGCAATTTATTACTGTTATCGCGAATTTCTTTCTGTGTTTCTTTGTCACGGATTGTTTTGAATACACCTTCATTTGTTGTTAAAAATCCATAATGAGAAAGTGGAACAACGCGATGATTGGTTGATGCCAAGTAAACACATTTCGCATCAGGTTCAATGTCGTCTTTTTCGCACCATTTAGCAAACCCATGTGGGTTATCAATTGTAGCAGAAAGCATAACCATTTGAATATGTCTTGGAAGCATGAGAATTGTTTTCTCCCAAGTTTGTCCGCGGTCAGCATCATTAATGTAATGGACTTCGTCAAATACAACACAAGCAAGGTCATTTTGAACGTCAATCTGAAATTGTAGAGCATTTTGAGATTCAGAATCATCCGTATTCGTAGTGGATGTAAAGAGATAATTCATAAGGATTTCGGTGGTCATAATAAGAACATCGGCATCAGGGTTTGTTTTAATGTCGCCAGTGAAGAGACCAAACGAGATTTCGGGAAATTTTTTAGTGAATTCATAGTATTTTTGGTTGGAAAGTGCTTTGATAGGGCTTGTATATACAACTTTTTTTCCTTGTTTTGCGAAATGTTGAATAGCAAACTCGGCAGGTAGTGTCTTGCCACTACCGGTATGTGCGGTGACTAATACGTGTTGTTTTTCGACAATGGCTTCAATAGCGTACTTTTGAAAGTCACTGAGGGGATACGGATACAATTCAAAGTGCGAATCATACTTTGAATTGGATGGATAGGGTTCATTACAGATTTTTACCATGGGTTTATACAATATGTATATAGATATGTTTTTATATTGGTTGCAAAATAGTTTTATTGCCTTCTACAAAGCAAACTTATAATTAGATTGCATTATAATTGAATGATTTAGATAATGCAATAAATTGTTTGGTTAACCAACGAATATTATTGGTGGAAAAAATAGACAAAACAAAGTTTATAATTCAACCGATTTTACAAAACAGTAAAGGAGAAGAGTTAAACATATATGTTTTTAAAAATCTAAATGATGGTGAAATTCATTTTGTATCATCGATGATAATTTCACACGATGTAAACCAAAACATAAATAGAAAAGAAAACAAATGTGTCGTTAAATTATGTGAATTGACAGATGTGTTTGGTACAGAAAACATAAATAATCTTAAGATGTATTGTAAATCGATTAACCTAGATTATGGCAGAATTGAGTTGATTAATGATATTACTAGGGGGTGGTGCGTGATAGATATTAATAATAGTCCGGGATTAGGATTAGGTGGGAATGGGTTTATTAACATAATAAGTGATAAATACAAAGCAATGTTTGATAAATTAGTGTAAATATTATAACCTTAAAAATAAATATAAAACAATGGTGTTATATTTATAATATATGAAACCGTCTAGTTTTTCTACAATATGTACTTCAAATTGTGCGTTTGAATTATGTGGTCTTCTTTTATCGTTGTCGGTATTTCATCCTGACGAAAAAATTTACATCTTAAGTGATACAAAAACAAAAAAATACATGGATGAACTTACCCCTAGTCCAAAATTAGATATAGTGTGGTTTATTGAACTGGACATGTATGATAATATGAATACCGAACAAATGAAATCAAAAGGATTATGGTCTGATTTTCAAATGAAGAAGGCTGAAATAATATCATATGCGTTAAAAAGTGAGTCGGATACTTTGTTTTTAGATAGTGACATCATTGTTACAGACACTATAGACGATATAGACAATACAAAGGACATTGGTGTATCACCGCAATTAATTAATTTGGAAGATCAACAAAAATATGGATTTTATAATGGAGGAATGTTATGGACGAGGTCGAAACAAGTGCCGAATGACTGGATTGAATTTACAAAAGGATCAAGATATTACGATCAAGCTTCTATAGAAAATTTGGTAGATAAGTATTCGTATTTTGAGTTTGGAGATAACTATAATTTACAGACTTGGAGATATATTCTATCTCCAGAAGGTTCAGATAAAATAGCATCATATATAAGTCATGCAAATGGTATAGTACATTATAAAGATAAACCGTTAAAGTGTATACATACTCACTTGCGTAATAATTTATTTCACAAATTTAATCAGATATTAATTAATCATTTTTCAGAAGCAAAAATGTATAAAATATTAGCAATTGTATTTCGCGTAATACATGGTAAATGGGTGTTGCGTATTCCAAAACAACCAATGACAGGGTTGGGTTATCATAAAAATGATAGTTATCGCGAACTTCCATATTTAATGAAAATCGCAAATAATGATGTAGACGTTATAGAAGATGAGAATACAGTTCATTGTTGGATTATGCCAAATATATTAACATATGACCGTCCTATATTAGACCGTTGTGTGGTTGAAGTAAATAATGCGTCATTATTTCTATTAGGTAATGGTGACATAAATGTTGAAGGAAATCAGTTACGTCAAGTATTCTCAAAATTACCAATAAAACCCTGGATATTTTGGCCTCGGGCACCTAGGTTATTAGAACAAGTATTAGAAACCAATGGCATATTATCATATAACGACCGAGAACATAAATCCATATTTATTGGAAATTATGAATGTAAAGAACAGGCAGATTTTCGGGATACAAATATAAGATGGGATAATGTTATTGATAAGTACCATTGCACGAAAGGAAACACATATTTGTTTACACACGAAGAGTACTTATTACACATGCGAAATTCAAAATTTGGTCTTTGTTTACGTGGATATGGTACAAAATGTCATCGTGAAGTAGAGTTGATGGCATTTGGAACTGTGTTAATAGTAACACCCGAGGTTTCAGTATCATCATTCTTAGAACCATTGATTGAAGGAACGCATTATATTTACGTAACGTCACCAAATGAAATTAAAGAAAAGTTAGAATCCATAACTGAAGAAAAGTGGAACAAAATGTCAAACTCGTGTTATGAATGGTATCAACGAAACGTACATAGTAAAAATTGTTGGAAAAATATGATATCGAAAATCTTATATGAATAAATAAATTATCGTCGCAATGCGTCAGACAGTGTATTATTATCAACAATAACGGGTCCTTGTGTAGTCTCTAAAACACCGTGCCAATCTTTTTTAGGTGGATGCCAAAATGGTTGATAATACACAACACCGTCTGTCAATAATCCTGCGAGATAACTTAAACTGCTTCGTGATGTAATTAGAATATTAGACGCTACCATTCCAGTAAAAGTAGTGGTAATATCTTCATTTATATGTAAGGTAGTGTCTTCTGAAATATACATTTTAAAATCAGTAACATCTCCTTGTGAGTATATGTGAAAATTTAAATTGTTTTCTTTTACGGTTTGTCTAATATGATTAATCACGGTTAAGTAGGTGTTATTTGGAGTAGTTGTACGTGGTCCAGCTTCACCTTTGTCGTGGTCGTTATCTCTTCGTACATGAACCGCAACATTTGTTTTATTGTTTTTAAAAAAGTCGTTATCTTTATTCGCCCAAAACGCGGTTTTAATTTGAGTCATATATTGATTATCGCAATAATAATCAATGTTACGTGCTGTATGTTGACGTACATGTTGTGTATATGTTAAATGAACGATGGGGAGTTGACTATTATAATGTTTTATATTTTCGAAGATTGAATTTAAGTTCATACATTCTTCTAATTTGTTAGTGTAATTATCTTCATTTTTATAATTATGTTCGAATTCAACTAATGGAGTATAATAAAAACGAATATTATGCATAGAACAAAATAAGTATGTTTCTATAATTTTCTGATATTGGGCTCCGAACCCGTCTGTTGGAATAACATTTGTAGCGGTAACCATTATATAATTAACATATTTTTCTCTTTATTCCATTTTGTTATCTAATCATATTACAAAATGCTCCAACTAATTTTCTCTCTACTTTTCTTAGTAAATATATCAAATGCATACGATCATTATCTAGTACATACAGCAGTGAATATTTCCCAAGCAACATATTGTATGACCCAAACCAGTATGTGGGATTGTATTACATGTGACAATACCAATTCTTATGACAATATCCTTATTCAAAATGGAGAACAAGTAATATTCGGATTTAACGAAGAATACGAGTCTATCTTCGTCAGTTTTAGGGGGTCTGAGAACATACAAAATTGGATAGCAAATATCAAGGTGTCGCAAATAACACCATATCCAGAGACAACTATAGCAGTCGCAAATGGGTTTTATAACCTATTTGATTCCTTACATGCGAATGTATACAAAGTCGTAGATGAACTCGTTGAAAAATACAATACGAACCAACTACTACTTACCGGGCATTCGTTAGGTGCTGCGTTAGCAACGTTAAACGCATTTGATATTCTATATTATCAGAAAAATTACAAAATCCATTCTCTAATTACATTTGGTTCTCCAAGAGTAGGAAATAAAGACTTCTCAAAAGTGTTTGAAACCTACAATATCAACTCGGTTCGCGTGACCCATTATTACGATATGGTTCCGCATGTTCCGGAAGAGTTTTTAGGGTATCGTCATATTTCCCAAGAAGTATGGTACAATGAACCCAATACGGAATACACCTTGTGTGATGATGAAAATGGAACGGAAGACGATAGTTGTAGTAACTCTTGTTCTCCTACCAAGTGTACGAGTACGTCCGACCATTTAGATTATCTACAAATAAAGATGGGAAGTGGGGGATATTGTTGGTAAATCAAATAAATCCTCAATGATATAAAAATAACTGCATATAGTAAAACAAATGTTATTATTATTCATTCTATTGAATTTTGGGGTGTCCTTTCTATCTGATTTGGTATTGAATTTTTTATCGAGGCAATCGTATTCGTATAATGCGATAAAATCATTACAAACCTATTTCGATAAACGTCCAACTCTAATTTCCGCATTTTACGCAGGCATCACTGTATGTCTGGTGCTAATTGAAAATATCATATTATCCAGAGTATTGTTTGGTATGTATTATCCTAGCACTCTTTACCAGTTATTTGCGTTTTTGTCAATCGCATTTCCTTTAGGGTATATAAGTGACATAATTATCTACAAGGCACAGATATTCGGGGATACATTAAATCCATATTACGAGCTGGTGGGACCAGGGCTCTGGGGAGCAATTGCCTATATTTTTTCAATTGTTGTATCGTATGGAATACTACATATAGATATGTATAACCTCATCTAGAAAATATATATGCAATAATATATATTTTAGAACAATGAATACACAAGCAAGTTACGAGATATTCGGTACTCACCGAGCAGTACAATATAGACAACATACAAACATAGACGAATCCAATACACGTCTTAATGGACGTCAGTTTGCCGATTCACCATTAGAACCCAACTTTGACATTCGTCCAGTGCCTACCAAATATGCGTTATTCCCTATGGTAAATCGTCGCAAACCAGTTACCGAGGAGAAATTGCCCTATGTAAATTATAATCAAAACGCGAACTTTACCCCTGCCGTCTCAAAAGGACCTGTATCGGGATATATGAATGGTATAGACACGGAAACTGTGTTACGTAACCAAACGTTCGGGATGCAGGGTGGTGTAGGACAAGACGTCTATGTTCCCTCGTCAAGTAGCGATTTATACAAAGTGTCGGTGGTTTCTCGACCATCCGAACAGCCACATATGGGTCTGTTCTCCCAAAACACCTTTAGTAATCGCCAACATCCCAATGTCGAAAACACCACTATTGGTAAGGACCAATTTTTCAACCATACACGCACCCAGTTACGTAACTCTATGTAAATAGAAAATTGATACTTAAAAATTATATAATGGTTTATTATATAATTTACTAACAACATGATAAAGTACATAAATTCCATATTAGCGTCGAATAACACTAACAATGCGACCTACAAATGGTTAATCTCCATAGCAATACTGTATGCAGGTGTAAAACTAATAAATACTACAAAAACCCCGTATGAGATGGTAGAAGGATTTAATCAAAGTAAACCCTATGTATATAAACGCAATGAAGATATTTATGATGATTTCATAGCAGAAATATATGACGTTTTACATGATACAAGCACGCGAACTGATTGGGAATTAGCGAATATAGTAAGATTAACATCTCCCGATGTAAACAATAGTGTATTTTTAGATATAGGTTCCGGTACAGGAAGTAGTGTTGATATGTTACATAATTCCGGATACACTGCTTATGGGGTAGATAAATCAAATGACATGATTCAATATGCTGAAACCCATTATCCAAATAGCGACTTTATTCATGCGGATGTAAATGACCCCTTGGTATTTGACCGTGCTAGTTTTACACATATATTATGCACCAAAACAACCATCTACCAGTTCAAAGATAAAAAGAAGTTCTTTGCGAATTGTTATCATTGGATGATACCAAATAGTTATTTAATCGTCCATTTGGTTGATAGGAAGCGGTTTAGTATGTTTGAACCCAAAGACCCTACCAAAGTCAAGTGGCCCACATTATTACCTCAAAGAAATAAACGACGCACGCGAGTGGTATCCGAGTATGAAGATTTTAAGTATAAAGCAAACTATAGCTTTCCCGTTAATTTAGAAGAAACCAACGTAGTAAGTTTTACGGAGTCATTTACTGATAAAGTAACAAACCATGTTCGTCATAATGAAGAGACACTCTATATGGAAGATATTCGTGATATTTTAGATACCGCAAGTCAGATGGGATTTATCTTTCACGCCAAAGTAGATATGGAAACGTTGGGTGATGACAATCAATATTTATACATTTTAGAAAGACCCCACTAATACGGATAAAAAATACAATTTATCTACCAAAATATATTAGATTTATGATTCAATATATTTTTTCATCCTTGTTTTTCTTTTTCTTGGTTTTATTTGCTTATATAAAAATCCGGTATCCGTTCTGGAATACCCAGCCGGTATTTCATACTTACGATTATTGGCGCTATTTCTACAGCGTTCCTTACATTATATATAAATATCGCCCAGTAAAGACGAAATATTGTGATTTTCATCAGGTCGAAACGGTTCCCTATAGCGAATGTTCTCAACATATGAAACAAAGTCTGGTAAATCTACTTCAATGTTATTATATTCCTTCTGAAAAAATCTTACATACGATTACCGAAAAGGAGGTAGATACGATATTAACGGGAACGAATGAACCTTGTTACCTATCCCTATTCCATGAAAAAGTAGTTCAGTCCAGTGAAGGTAAAGAACCCCAAATAATTGTAAATCCAGACCCAACTGGGTGTATTACATCCAGACCCTACAAACTATTTTATCGTCCCACGTTGACGGAACAAGTCTATACGTCAGAACTATTATATTTTATAGATTATTTATGTGTAAAGCGAGAACGAGACGTAAAAAAACTAAATAGAGTCCTGTTACAGACCCATGAATATAACCAACGAACGAATAATGCGGATGTTCTCCTATCTTTAATAAAAAAAGAGATAGATTTGTTTGAAGGGGTTATACCCGTAGTAGAATACAATACCCTGACTTATTATATTCCGGTGTTACATCCAATCGCATTGCCATCAGATTGCGAGTTAATAAAAATAGAGGCTACGAATCTTCACATTTTAACGGATTACCTATATAACATGACACATAATACATATGATACTGACATTACTATGTTTGATATCTGTATTATGCAAGATACCTCATATTATTTATCACAAATCAAGTCAGGAATACTACATGTATATTGTCTACGACACAAGGAGCATGTATATGGTTTTTATTTTTATAAGAATACCTACACAGAATATGAAGATATCGAAGGAAATGTGTTAATGTTCTCAACTAGTATAAAAAATATAAGTGATAATCATGTGTATTACAGTGGGTTTATAAATAGCATGTGTAAGATAATGAAAGAAAAACAAAACAAATATAAAATGTTGATGATTGAGAACATCGGTCACAGTAACCACATCGTTTCTCTATGGGAATTGTATAACAAACCAATTTTTGATAACAATACCGCTTATTACCTGTATAATTTCATTTATCCTTGTTCTCCTCTATTACCAGAAAGAACATTAATTATTACGTAAACATCAAAATGTGTATAGATAGTAGAATGGATATGTATTTGTTTCGTTGTAATATGACGCGTGACATAGAGAACAATGTAGACGAGGTAGAAACACCGGAGTTCACTATGGAAGATGTAAACGAGATTGATATGAATTACAAGATACATATGTCCGAACTCATTCTATTTGAACGCGAAGAAGAAATGTCATTACAAGAGATGCATACAAGTTTTGTATTGAATGAACTTTTCATCGAGCATCTAGATTACATGCAAAAATTACGCGAGATGGTTACTGAATATATGAATGTAGATAAAAAACATGAGAGAATTCGTATGTATTTCCAAGACATTACACCTCTAATACGTTCTGACAAAGATAATTTACAAGAAGTGAGAACTATCAAAAAATAAATATCAATATAACATTTGTATTGATATTTAGATTGGGGTTTAACGAGTGTATTTGCCTGCCCTAGCAAACGAATCTACTACAAAGATAACAAATACACCTAAGAACGTGTAGAGTAGAAACTCTTCTGTAATATTCTCGGTTTTTTCGTGCTGTTGTCCTTCCAACAAATGAATCATATAATTTATTTTCTCCATTAATTGAGTTTCCCCAGAAGAAGAATTAGCAATACCCATCTTAGCATAATAGGGTGACGATGCTGCGGATACGGTAACCGCAGATGGTTCGTAACTTTTATTATAATTACTGAGTGTCTGTGAATGAGTATCATTCGCCCCATAATTTTTCATTTCACCTAAAATATTCGCCGAAGCCGCCCCACCGGAAAATTGAGGCATAGGAGGTATATACTGTTTTAATTCAGTATCATCATTATAGTCGCTATTTGTATTCATCTCCGGGGGAGACAAAGGTTTAAACTCGCCCATTTTGTTATTTTCGTCTTCATTTCCAGAAGAAGTCATTTTCTCTAACAAATCGGTGACTCGTGAGGTTCGGTTCTCACTGGAATTCTGGAAATTTTCTAATGAGCTGGGGGTATTATTTTCATGCTTAAATTCGTTAGTATGGTCTTGTGGTCTTATTTTCACCGTTTTACGGATACTAGGAATTCTCTTTTTATTAGTTGATTCTTCGTTCGTCCATGTTGATGCTGTTGCTACTAAAGACATAATTTATATATTTATTTGTATTTAAAAAATAAGTAGATATTAATTTGATAATCCAGAACCAAATTATATGATAAAGAAAATATGAGAACAATGTATAGAATGAAACTTACACAAAATACAATAGCTCAATTTATACCTATGGTTGCTCTTTTCTTTTTATTGTCACAGTACCGAGGTTGTGTGGAATTGAGTCATACAATTTTAGGAAAGTTACTAGCAGTATTTATAATTATATTCTACACGACTATTGATAAAGTTCTCGGTTTGTTTGTTTGTGCGTTGGTTATTTTATTCTATCAAATGGATTGTAGAGAAAATCTGCTAAACATTGAATCCTTCGACACAATCGAGGAACAGGAAGATGATGAAGGAGAGGCAGAATTAGAATACAATGAAACCAAACCGGCTAAATCTTGCGACAGTTGTGGTGTAAAGAACGTAGAAACCTTTGAAAACTATGAAGCCGATAACAACAA